AAAGATATGGTAGACCAAGCATGGACCCTTCTTGGTATGTTTATTGCTTGGGTAGTTCTGGACGGAAGTGCAAAGACTATTGTTGGTTATGGAATCATAGCTACTACTGCTCTTTGGATAATTACAAGCCCAATAAGAAATAGAAACTCAGACTAGGGTATAATAGTGGTATGAGGAAATTAATCGCTATTGCCCTATCTGGGCTATTAATGGTATCATTAACTAGTTGTGGGTATGATGGTTCATATAGATACCCATGCCAAGACCCTGCTAATTGGGAAAAAGCGGAATGCAATCCACCAATTTGCGAAGCCTCACAAACTTGCACAAAAGATGTAATAAAAATTACACCTAATACACCAGAACAGGAAATAACAAATGGCTAAAGAAAGACTAACGGCAGCAGACTTAGATGCTCGTTTAAAGTTTATTCTAGGAATAACTCTTGGAAGCATCCTATTCATGACGGCTCTTGGAATTATTTATGGGTTGTTGTTTGTAACACAACCTATCGGAGCTCAGTCAGAAAATGACAAGATGTTCTTTAATGTTTTAGGTAGCATTGCAACATTTATTACAGGTACACTTGCAGGAATTTTGATCGGTAACTCAGGTGCTAAAGATATTATGGCAGCGCAGATACAAAATAAAGAAGTAGATGCAAAAAATACACAGGCAGACAAAAAATTAGAAGCAGAAATTGATGCAACTGCAGCACGTTTAGCGGCAAAGCCAGACGGACAAATGCCAGCAGAGCAGCCAGTTGATACAGATTGGGACAAAAACTAATGGCAGATCAAGGTACAGCAGCACGTTTAATAGAAGTTGCTACAGCAGAGATTGGAACCATTGAAGGCCCAAAGGATAACGAAACTAAGTATGGTGCTTTTATGAAAGCTAACTTCCAACCATGGTGCGGAAGTTTCGTAAATTGGTGCGGGTCGGAAAGTGGCGTAAAGATTCCTAACACTGTTTATACTCCAGGTGGGGCAGCAGCATTTAAGAAAGCTGGTGCTTGGATTGATGTAGATGTTGCAGATCCAGAAGCGGGAGATATTGCCTATTTTGATTTCCCATCAGATGGCGTCGATAGAATTTCTCACGTAGGTATTGTCGTTAAAGACAATGAAGACGGAACTGTTTGGTGTATAGAAGGAAACACATCTTCAAAGAAGTCTGGAAGTCAAAGAAATGGCGGAGAAGTTTGCAAACAACTTCGTGCATACAAGAAAAATAAAGCAGGAGTTATGATTTCAATTGTAGGTTTTGGAAGACCAAAGTTTGGCGGAGCAACTAAGCCTGCTGCATCTAAGTCTCAAAAAATTGCACCTAAAGCAAAAGTGTGCGAGACCTGCGGTCAATCAATAAAATAAATAAGTATTTAGTGATATACTTAGAGTATGAACACATATAAAGTTAAAATGGACGTAGAGTTAGAGGTTACTGCCTTTAATGAAACTGACGCCAGGGACTATGTGGGAGATATATTTAATATAGACGATGAAATTAAAAAGGTTAATATTGTTAAAATAACAGAAAAGAATAAATAAAATCCTTGACAGAGCCGCAGTTTTTGCTGTATAATAATACATAGAAGCTGCGGTTTCTGCTTTGGCCCATAGCTCAGCAGGCAGAGCGGGAAGCTGTTAACTTCTAGGTCCTAGGTTCGAGTCCTAGTGGGCCAGCAAAACAATCTAGGCGGACTTACTAGATAGGAAAGAAATGCTTAACCTTACACTTAAAGGTGTAGAAGTTTTTATACAAAGGTCTAAGACAAAAAGTCAAGAATCATATTGGGATAATTATGATTTGTTAATTTGGAAAGAAACCCCAGGCGGCTTTACTCATATAAAGGGAATGTTCCGAAAAGATCAGTGGGGCGTTGCAGAAAGAATTGCTGCTAACGAACAAGGAATCTGGAAGCTGCCGATAAAATATGTCAAACATTTTAAATGAACTAGGTGTAGATGAAGATGATTTAGATTGGTTTCATCTAGGCATTTGCAGAGGAATGGATACAAATTTATTTTATGACAAGTATGAGGCGGATGTCAATATAGCAAAAAGTATTGATGAGGCTTGTTTTAGTTGTCCAGTTTCAAAGATGTGTTATCAAGCTGGTGTAGAAAATGATGAGCAAGGAGTATGGGGAGGAATTTATTTAAATTCTGGATCTATAGATAAGGCAAGGAATCTACACAAAACACCCGAAGCTTGGAAAAAGATTAGGATGAAAAATGGAATTTATAAATAAAGATAAAGACCATTTTAAGTATGGTATAAATGAATGGACTGGTGAACCTAATAAACCAGTTTTTTATACGCCAGAGATGGCAAAAAGAATCAGGGAAATTAAAAAGCCTGTTATGAGTTTGCAGATGGACATAGTAAAGTATCCAGAGTTTTTAGCAATAAGACTATATGAAGACAATTTTTTACAATACGAAGGTGTTAAAAAAGAAATAGTAATTGATTACGTTGGAAAAGTTAAAAAGATAATCGAGTCTTACGGGGTAAGATGCGAACTGGAAGGGGTCCCAAGTGCGAGAATATTACGAAGTAATTAAAGTTGTCTTTATTCACGCTGAAAGAGTATATGGATCAGTCGAAAGCCTGGGTATATATGCGTCAAAAGTTAAATACCAAAAGGATGGTATTGAAATAGAAGAAGTGCTAGAAAATGATGAGTTTACCGTAATGGATGAAATTGTTTTTGAGCACATAGAGGAATCTAATTAATGGAAAAAATACTATGCTACTCTTGTAATAAGAGTAAGAATAAGTTAAGTGTAAGAAAATCAATTTTAATTCCAATCAACCTGTTGATGTGCGAGACATGCATAGCTGCTAAATTTGAGCCAAGATGGGTAGTTATCCTGTCTGGCAGACAACTTGGCCCAGAAGCTGTAAAAGAATTTATTGTTAAAAAAAGATATATTGGCACTGATATTGCTGCTTCAGAACTGTTTGTTTAGCTCTTAGTTAGCATTTATTTCACGGTATAATTAGTTTATCATGGAAATAAACTACTTATCTGTATTAATGGCTATATCTGCCGCTCTTGTTTCTGGTATGGGAACAGCGCTTGTGGCGGGTTTTAGAGACAACAAAAAAGAAAAAGTAAGGCGTTCTGAGCGTGAGCAAGATCATCTAAAATTAGAATTAAAAGATCTTAAAATAGAATTATATAAAATTGAAAAAGAATTAAACGACTGGAAAGATAAATACTATAGTGCTATTCAGGAATTAATTGGAATTAAGGCTGAGCTTGAGGCAACCATGATAGAATTAGCCCATTTTGAGCATCATTCAGACGAGTTGGACAGATAATTTTTCATTTAGTATACTGGTAGTATGACTTGTATTGTTGCTATCGCCCAAAACGGAACCGTATATATGGGTTCCGATCACGCCGCATCAGATGATAAAACTGGCTGGATCTTGTCAAGAAAAGAGCCTAAAGTTTTTAAAGTTGGGCAGTATGGCATTGCATTTACTGATTCTTTTAGAATGGGTCAGATTCTTCAATACTCGTGGACTCCACCAAAATATACTCCAACAAAAACTAATTCTGGATTAGATAAGTTTATGAGAACTAAATTTATTGATTCTGTTAAAGTTGCATTTAAGGATGGTGGATACGGAAGTATTGGCTCATCATCAGAAGAAGACTCAGGCGGTATTTTTATAGTTGGAGTTTGCGGAAGGCTCTTTACTATAGATGAAGACTTTCATGTTGGAGAGAATGTTGTAAACTATATGGCGGAAGGCAGTGGTGGAATGATAGCGCTTGGAGCCTTGCATGCAACAAAGAAGCAAAGAAACCCTAGACTTAGACTAAAGGCTGCATTAGAAGCAGCAACTGAGTTTAATATGAGCGTAGCTGCCCCCTATACATACATCCAAGTTTAAGGTATAATAGTAGTATGAAGTGGCTAATAGTAATCATACTTGCATTAGTAGTATACCGCTGGGTATCAAAGATTAAAAGAAATGTCAATTTGTTTCTGGAAAACTATGAAATTGCAATTATAGACAAAGAAGATGTTGAGCGAGAAGGAAGTCATACCGACGACATCTTAAATCTTCGTCCTGAAAGTTACGAAAAATCTATGGATATAAGAGGCACCCCAACCCATCTATGCCCATGCGGATCACAAATATGGAACTTAAAAGTTATTTTTGAAGATTTTGAAATTGCTACATACTTCCTAGATATGGAATGTGTTAGCTGTGGTAGTGTTGCAACAGCACCTACCCCCGTAGACAGAGAGGGAATGGAATGAGAAAGTCAGAAAGACTAAGACTGCTAGAAATGCAAGTGGTCAGACTTGAAATGATGGTTGAGTTATACACACAAAGCTTAACTAATCTATTACAATCTCAAGGCCTACAATCGCCAACCCAGCTTGACGCTGGTAAATGGTATAAGGCTAAACTGGACAACCTAGACAAAGAATAGCCTATTGACAATCTGTCAATATTTAGTAGAATGGTTACTATGAATAAAAAAATAACTATGGCCCTAGTGGCCTTAATGCTTACTGCACCAATCACGGCAAATGCGTCAGTTAAGAGAACACTTAGCAACACATCTTTGCCAGCACCTACGATAGCAATCCTGGATACAGCGATTGACATGTCACAAACAAAGTTTCAAAATAGCGTTGTTCACGAAGTTTGTTTAATTGAAATCTTTTTTGATTCGACACCACGTTGCCCAAATGGACTTACTCAAATGGAAGGTCCTGGAGCAGCCACACTTCCAAAAGATAGGCTAGCGCTAAGCGGATTTGATCATGGAACTTTAATGGCAGATCAAGCACTTCAAGCTAATCCAAACGTAAAGATTGTATTTATTAGAATTGTTGGACAGCGTGTAAATGGCACCAGAGAGCACACAAATGAAGCAACTGTTTACAATGCTCTTCAATGGGTAATAAACAATCAATCTAAATTTAATATTCAGTCTGTTGCGATGGCACAAGGATCACACTCCCTAGGTGTTGCTGGAACAGATTACTGTCCAAAAACTCCGACAACTGTTGAGAAGGTTAAGTCTCTAAACGCCCTTGGTGTTGGAGTTTTCTTTCCAGCAGGTAACAATAGCGACTACAAGAGAGTTTCATGGCCTTCTTGTATTCCAGAGGCAATTTCTATGGGTGCAACAATGCCAACTGGCTCTATCGCATTCTATTCTAATTACGATGCTAAGCTAATTGATTTCTATGCTAGAGGAACAACTGTTCTATACGGACTTGACGCTAAGAAAACTAACTTTGCTGGAACTTCAGCATCTGTTTTAGTTGGAGCAACGTCATGGGCAACCATTAAATCTGTTAAGTCTAATTTAACTTACACAGAACTATATGATTTAATTTCAAGAACTTCTGCTGTAACAACAAGTTCAAGAGTCGGCAGCGGTAAGCTAATAGACTTGGCAAAAGCAATTGGCTGAAGATAAGACAACAGTTCTAGAAGGAATCATTCAGGATATTGGCAGAGAGTTATATCAGAAATGGTATAACGCTCTTGCTATTGAAGACAGGACTGAAGAAGCATCAAAAGTAATGTTAGCAAACGCTAACGAGACCGCCTTCTGGACTATTCAAGAATTTATGAATAGATTCAATGCAGCAGCAGAAGCACTAAAGGATAACTAAATTGATCATAACTGATAATTCATTTGACGAAGTAGTATCAGCGAATGATCTGGTCCTTATTGATTTCTGGGCTGAATGGTGTGGTCCATGCAAGATGCTCTCTCCGATCCTTGATGAGATATCAAATGAGCGTGGCCTACTGGTCGGTAAGTTAAATGTTGATGATAATCCTCAAAAAATGGAGGAGTTTTCTGTACATTCAATACCAACTATGGTATTATTTAAGTCTGGTCAACCAGTTAAGACGATTACTGGTGCTAAACCTAAACACCTTCTGTTAAAGGAGTTGTCAGAATGGATTTAGAATTTGATTCAGAAGATGCTAATCATTTAGAGTTTGAAATATGGCTTAAGAATGGTTATGATCGAGGTTGGGTATCAGATGTATTTTGTGATACACATGATGGTCCACCAATGTCAGATGAAGAAATGCAAGAATGGGAAGAGGGCGGAGATCCCTGTTCGTTTCATGTAAAGATACATGAATTACACTAACTTTCTGTTTCATATAAGAAGCAGAAGAAATAAGGAGAATAAATTAAATGAACTCATTTAAGAAAGTATCGCTAATCATCGCTGCAGCCCTGACTAGCACAATGCTTGTATCGCCAGCAGCTCAGGCTAACGCTGGAACTGTCACCCTAACGGTGGCGGGAACTGCAGCAACAGGTGGAACAGTAGTAACAACTCCTGTATCACTACCAGTACCAGCAGATAACAGTGTAGATGCAGCAGATGCATTGAAGATTGCCGTAACAGGCGTAGACACTGGAACAGTAGTAACAGCAGTTGCAGTAAATGCAACACTTGTTCCTGCGCTTGCAGCAACTGGTGCAGCAGTAACAGCATCATCTGGATCCTCAACGCTATCAATTGCAACAGGAACTGGAACATCAGCAGACTTTTATGTATATACTAAAAGTACAGCAGTAGGATCAGTATCGATTACTCGTGCTGGAACTACAACAGTTTATTATGTCCAGGGTACCGCAGGTGCTTTGAACTCAATTACACTAACCGCTCCTGCATCAGCAGCAGCAGGTACATCACAGGTGCTTAAGGTGTCTGGATTTGACGTGTTTGGTAATCCAAAGGGCGGAGCCACAATTAATACTTTGGTTTCAAGCTCTGGAGTAGCACTATCAACAGCGCTAACAACTGACACAGCAACAGCAACACTTGGAACAAAAGAGCAGACAGTAACAGTTCCTGCAACTGGTTCAATCACAGTAGTTGCATACGCAACAGTAGCAACAGCCGTAACAGGTTTAGCAGCACCAGTCGGTTCTGTAAGCGCTACAATTGTAGTACGTGATATTGCAGCAGAACTTGCAGCAAAGAATGCAGAATTAGCAACAGCTAATGCAGCACTCAAGGCAGCACAAGATGCTCTAGCAGCAGAGAAGGCAGGACGTGCAGCCGATAAGGCAGCATCAGATTCTGCAACAGTTACCGCTAAGGTAGCGTCTGATCTAGCAGCAGCAACAGCAGCAGCAAAGTACAAGGCGGAATACAATGCACTTGCAACTAAGTGGAACAAGAAGTTTCCTAAGCTAAAGGTTGCACTAAAGAAGTAAATCTTCTATTAAAGGGGCAGGACTTTAGGGTCTTGCCCCTTTACCCTATAAATGCTAGAATTGGCACATGGATAAGATTCAGGACTATTTAGATGAAAAGCACAGGAAAAAAATAGCAGACGAAATTAGATATTTAGAATTGCCTCCAGAGTGGAGACCAAACGAAGTAATAAGATATATAGTAAGGATAATAGAAAAAAGTAATGGCTGATAAAAAAGGCAAAACAAAACACCCTTTTAATAAAACAATTATTAAAGATGGCAGAATAGTTAGAATTAGAAAAGATGGGTCAATTAAGGCTGACCTAGGCCCCTATAAACAAGGCCCTGCTAAAAATGGCATTAAATAATGTTTAGCGGATTATGTGAAATGGCGGGATGCGGTAAAAAAGCAACCAGACTTACTTCAAAGCCAGAAGGCCCTATCATAGATATTTGTGACGATTGCTGGCATCAGATATACAGATCTTAATCAACTAAATGCTATAATAGGGGGATGAGCGGAATACTAGTCCCGCTTAAATAAATAACCTATAGGAGTAATACAATGACAAACGGAAATGATTTAACAGGATTTAACGAAGTAAAGGCACCAACAACAACAGCATGGAATGGTGAGCAATATGCAGCAGACCCTGCAGCAGCTTTCCCATCAACAGACAAGTCATCACAAGATGGCGCAGGACTTGGTAACGGCGGTAAGTAACAATGTGCGTGGAATGTGGATGCGAATCATTAGGTAGTGAAACTGGAATAGTTCCAGTTGTTATTATTGATGTACCAAGCGTAACCAATGAGTGAGAATGGCACAGGAATGGCTACTCCACCAAACAATGAACCGTCAGGAGCTTTAACAAGTCGAGAAGTACCAAGAAAGTATCCTAAACAAGGAACAAGATCTGGAATTAAAATTGACCAGAACAAGCATGGTATAAGAAGAGAAACATCTTTAGACCCAAAGCCACAGAAAAAAGGCAGACCAAAAAAGGTATAACTACATATTAGATATGGCCCCATTTATAGTGGGGCTATATTTATTTAAGGATAACTATGTGTAAAAATTGCGGTAACTGTTCATCAGAACATGGAGCAAGAACTATAGATGACGCTATAGATGAGACCCTTGACTCTCCCGTTTAAATATTATATAATGATTATATGAGAGAGCCTAAGATTATAAAGATGGATTGGCGTCCACTAGGATATTGGCCTGTATATAAAGACGGAAAGCTTACATGGGAAAAGGATCCAAATGAAAATGTTAATTAAATTTGTAGAAAGATACCTCATGCGTCCTAAACGCCTTAGAGAGGCAATTGAATCTGTTGTGCATGAGAATGACGAATTGCTACGCATACTTAAGCAATACGAAGAAGACGACACTCCAACCAATTTAACTTGGGCTGAAGGAGATACCTGGTATGGCTGGACATATAATAGTAACGCCAAGCGTTACTACTTTGATGATATTGGTAACACATCTTTAATGGGCCTATGGGAATCTCAATGGGCTAGAGAAGCAGAGGTAGAATCTAAATGACAGAGTATTGGTCTTATCTATTAGCAGCAATTGGCGTAACAGGAATATTCTTTGTTGGTCGCAAGACTATTTGGGGATGGCTAATCCTTTGCGTTAATGAATGTCTTTGGATCATTTATGCCCTAACAACAGATCAGTATGGCTTTATTATTGCTGCAGTTGCTTATGGAATAGTTTATATTAAGTCTTACTTACTTTGGAGGCGGGAAGCCACAAAAGGCGTCTGGCTATGATTAATAGACTTAAGTCAATAGTATGTAGATTTAAAGGACACGAGCTAAAGCATATTGGATCTTGTCCATATACTGGATCAGACTATGATGTATGCACGTATTGTCTATTTACTTTCCCAAGGCAGGTAGCAGAATGACACACGAATATACCTATAGATGCGTATGTGAATGTAAATTCCAGATGGAGATTAAATTAAAGCGTGAGTTGGACTTTGAGGTTTTATGCGTAAGAACAGACTGTGATCTTATAATGAATCCAATACTAGAATCCAAGAAGCCTGTTGATCTGTTTGAAAATCAGGTGGATTTTGAATGAGAAGACTATTACATGGGCAGGAAGTACCAGATAGCGATAATCCAATAGATCTAATAATACATACAAAAGCTCCAGGGAAATGGTTATTGATCGATATGGAAACAGGACAAGAGTACATCGGATCACCCGAAATGACTCAATATGGACATTGGATTCGGATTAAGGATAAATCTTAATGACTATAACGGTTAGCGCCTATTGTGTTTTATGTCAAAAGAATGTGGTAGGAAAGCTAAACGAGATAGTGGCCTTAGATTCAGGTAAGATGCTTTATATAGGTGAATGTCCTGATTGCTACTACCAAATTAAAAGAATAATGAATAATATAGCTCGCAATTAGTGAAGCGAAAAGTGCGGCGGAAAGTAGAAGCCCTATTGACGGCACCCGTCATATATACTATAATTAGGGTATGATACAAAGCCTAGAGATACCTGATCCATTTGCTACATTTGTGGCGCATAAGTATGCCAATTTCAAGGGCATGGTCTATGACTACTTTACTAAAGAATGGTATTTAAAGACGGCTTGCTGTGGGGAAGAGCTTTATGCTCCTAATAAGAAAACAATGAATAAAATCAGACTATATCATACTCGTAATGAATGTCTGGGTGGATACTGATGCATGGTAATATAGAAGAGCACGGACCTATTTCAAGTTCCTATAATGGTCGTAGAGCGGTTTCCGAAACCGATAATGAAGGTCCGATTCCTTCACTTGAAGCTACCGAAATTGGATATTCAACAGGCAAATGGTCAGATGATGATGACTTTGGCATAACTCCATTTCTAGGACCTAATAGATGATAGGCGAGATATTGGGCAGAGATCCTAAATGCTTTACAGGCGGGGACTGCTGGAATTATGACTATTCAGATAGATGGTTGTTACTCTTCGGTATCACAATATCTATAGTAGTCATAGCCAGAATAATCCGCAATAAAAGGCGGGGAAGCGATGGCATATAGCAGATTCTATGATAGCGATATATACATATACCCTAGCGTAGGTGGATGGATCGAATGTGCTGGATGTTTTCTAAACATATCTCCAGATGAAGATACTATATTTCAGTCAACTAAGATATATGATGATGAGACATTATTGATGCATATATTACAACACAGGATCTCAGGTCATAATATGCCAGATAGCTTGGCTCAAGATATATTGGCTGATCCAGACAGATATGGCGAATATGAATAACGATATAGACTGTTTATATCTCTGGAAGTCATGGTCTATGTTTGAGCCTGAAAACCCATATGTCCTAGGAGCCAAGGAAAAAATGGCGGGATACACCAGAGAAGACTGGGTATCTATGAGTGTAGAAGCAACAACAATGATGGAAGATATGGGCTATATAGTAAAGAATAACCTAGGAGAGTTTACAGAGGATATATTTGATACCCTATGCTCACATTTGCAGAACTGGTTCTTTGAGGTAGATAAAGCCCTAATAGATCGATTTGCCATATTTAGCATATCTGTCCCAGAATACATATCATTTTTAAATAAGTATGGAGATGGACTAAATCTCTATTTCTACAGGATGTGTCAGAGATACTCTGCCAAGCTGTCAATATAGTCCATACCATTATATCCCCCCGCCCATAAACATCGCTCATATAGCCTCCTAGACCCCTTATAAATGGAGTAAAGTGGAGCATAGTGGAGAATATATACTATAGATTACATTAGATTAGTTATAGTATTATATATAAATATAGATATGTGTATTTGTGCACTTTCATATGATGGTCGTAATGTCAAATTTTCTTTGGAGGCATATGGACATGTCTACCAAATTTGAGGGATTTTGTCAATAGCCTCGTAAATGGCATATTTTGCCCTCATTGTCAATAGATTTTCGTAGAAAAATTCTGACAAATTCTGGCAGATTTTGATCACATTCTATTAGATTTAGTATATGTTTATATATAGATCTATATGATTCTATATAGATTTGTCGACATTTTCAGGGATTTTTAATATGCTGTCGTAAAGGAGAAAATTTGCCCACATATCCACACACAAAAAATCCACAGGCTGTGGATAACCTGTGGATAATTTGGGCCATATACTAACCAACTAAGTATATGTTGCCTTTAGTTAAATCTAATGGACTTTGATGTTTCTTATCTTTCTAGCATTGATAAGAGCTATCCCCGTCTTCCGCCTTGTCTTTAATAAAGCTGGAGCTGATGTGCAATTGTTGATCGTTTTGAAGTTGGCTGCACGGAAGCCTACCTTCGGTAGGTTATCCCCATTTTGTTTTAGCCATTTATTTAATTGCTGCGGTGTAGGAAATGGTCCCTCAACCTTTTGGACTAACTTACCCATTAGATGAATGGATGGTCAATCGTTACATGGGCCCTGGTATCCTTATCGTGCAACCAGGAATATCTATAACTCTGTTCCTCCACCTTTGGCAACTTCTTGATGAACTTGTCAGGGTCGATTGGAAGTTTGAGATTCTCCCATTTGTAAGTCTTAATTAATCTATTAAGAGTTTTATTTAATTCATTTGCTAGGAACAATCCTTCAGATGTTAGACCTGAATCATATATGCCTGAATCTGTAGTTAATTCATCATTATATCTGTTTGCTTCCCAACGAATAATCTGAGCAACTAATTCCATAATGCGGTCAACTGTATAAAATGGTTGGTCTGTTAGATATCTTGCCAATATGGCAGGATTAAACCAATGGTCTTCTGTTAGATTAACTAACTGTTCTGCTACTTTGATTTCTCTTGTCTTCATCTACTCCGCCTTCCGCCTTGGTAACTACTCATTATATCAAAATTAGGGAGGGGTGGCAACTCTCGTCCACCACCCCTCGTTCTATTGGTGCTACTTAGCTTTCTTTGTAGCTGGTTGTGGATCTGAGAAGGTTACGCCCTTGTTGATAGCTTCCTGGATAGCTACCTTGGCAGCTCCTGAGAAACGTCCACGTACACCCACTGTGATGCCTTGCTGCTTAAGATATTCACGCTTTGTTTGCATTTGATTTATCCTTTCGAGATAAGTTATTTTGTTAATTATAACAGATTTTCACGGGATTGTAAATACCTGTCGTAAACGGGACAAAATGCCCCTAGCTTAAATTTGTTTCTGACATACGATCTTGTATTAGTTTAGATATAAGATTGTGAGCTGCAATGTTCTCAGTCTCGGATCCGCCCCACAGAAGCTGTTGGGCCTCTGCGAGGACGGCGTCAATGTGTTGATCACTCATCTTCATTTACTTCCTCCTCGTCATCTTCCTCAAACATTGTGTCGACAATGTAGTCACGGTTCAACATCCATTCAAGGACGTCTTCGTTATGTTGCTCTGCCCCATACTCCAGAGAGAAGCCCATACCCGCCTCCACGGCCTCACAGAGGTGGTCCCACATCTGGTCCTCAGTAACGCTGGCCCTGTAGGTATTGTCCTCTAGAATTCCTTTAATAGTGGACCAGGTCCATAACCAAACCAGGGATAATCCAAGGTCGGTGGAATCAAGAATCTTCAAACATTCATTTAGTTTAATCTTATCATCAGGCTTCATATGCTAACTCCCTTTCATTCCATTCCGCTAATGTTCTGACGGTAAAGTCTTTTCCTAAATTGTAACAGAATAGGACCGCTTTGGTCAAATCTTCTGTCTCATATATTGGCATATCCAAAGGTATATCAGATTTATCATATACTTCAAATACATCAACTCCTCCTGGACTACAAGAGTATTCAACTTCCAGGATTTCTAGACTTGGCTCGTATGTCATACTTTTTGCCCTTGCCTTTCTGCTATAGCAAACGATAGTTGGTATGTTAGATTATATAGTTCTGTTAGAGTATCTAGTCGTCCTTCACATTCTGTTCGGACCATAGAATCCATTGCCTCTTCAGACAACTCCTCCTGCTCTAATGCATTTGCTAAGTCTTGCTCAGCCATTAGCATTAGATTCTTTAGTTCACCGTGCATTATATCTAATCCATTAACATCATAATTAACTAGACGTTGCAGGTGTGGTGGTAGTCCAATGTCTTCAGGTGTCATTTGCTCTTGGCACCTTCCTTGAATGCAACCTTGTAAATCTCTACAAGGCGCTCATAGACCGCTTTGGAGGCTTTGTCCTCATTGGACATTGCTGCTTCAAAGTAAATGATTTGGTCGGCTTGGTCTTGCAGGTCTTCCTTTATTTCTGATGATAGTTTCATCCATATGCCCTTTCGTTAGAGTTATTCATTATATCAGTCGCCACTGACAATAAATGCTCGGTTGCCATAATTTGTCCCTGGATATTAATCTTAGATTGAACATTATAATCTGCCTCTAAGTCCTGGTTAAGACTAATTAGATGTATCTTCATATACTCTATGAACCTACTAGATTTAGTTTGTGTAGTCAAAGTAACCCTCCGCCCACAGACCTTGCAAGAAACTAACAGCGTCTTCCAAGTCTTTCCTCAAAGGCTCCTTGTCCATTAAATCGGACGGGGTCCTAAGATAGAAAAGCTTTGAATCGTGTATAGCATTAATCATTCTATTTAGATCTTCTTCTGTATAACCTAGCATAGTTCATACTCCATATCCCAAGATACATCAGGCCAATTTAAATCATATCTTGCGCTATCAACTTCACCCAAATCGTTTAGGTGTAGATTAATTTTCTCGTGTGCTTCTTTTTCATTATTGGCCATTACTGCACCTTCTAATTTAATTACAAATCCATATTTATTCAAAGTAATCCTCATCTCCCTCTTTTAGATTATAGAACTTATTAAATTCAGATTGAATAAACTCATCTCCTGACATTTCAGCAAATTGTTTATCTGCATAGTATTGCCCTTCGTCAAGATTACTATTAATCCAATCTTCAAGTAATTGTTCTGCTATATCTTGATAGCAAGCGTCAATTACCATTTGATTTACATCTTCTAAGAAACTAGCCATTTAGCGCTTCCTCCATTGTGTAGGTTTTGATAGGTGGTATGTCCTTATGGTCTTCACATTCTTTCATAGCCTCTTCATCTCTCCAAGAGCCTTCTGCACATTCTGAACAGAATTCACCGCAGTCGTTCTCGCAATAAGACAATGTGTCGAATGATTGGCAAGCATAGCAACGGTTTTCATATTCCAAGATTTCCTTTACTTCACCACGGACAATCTCATATTCCCCACCCCAACCTGTTTCTTCCTCATACTCTAAAGTAAGCAGGCAGTTAGGAACAAGATTAGATAGTTTAGTTAAGATAGTTACAGCAGGTGACCAAGCAGTCTCATATTTATAGACAACCCAATTGTCATCACCTTCTGATTTATATTCAAGCAATTCTGTTTCAGGATATTTATCACCGTCACGGACGGCTACATCCCATTTAGTTCCCCAATTAGAATTATTCCACGAATACCAATCCTTTTGAGTCTTAGCAAACTCAACAGATTTGCGGAACCAATCAGGGTCATTCTGAATATCAATATCACCACGAGAAGGCTGGCAAGCATACTCCTCATCAGTAATACCGTCATCCTTATATGAGTGGATATTAAAGAAAGCAAAGACAGGATTAGAATAACTTACCTGTTCAATTTTGGTGGGGAACCCCATAGTAGAAATATCACCCATACCAAATGTCTCCTGTGCTAATGTAAATGGAGCATTCAATCTATCTTTAATCATATCTACCTCGGACTTAGGTCCTTGGATAGTTAATGTGTTATAACACCAATTTGGCATTTTATATCCTTTCGTTGATATGTTCCAATTATACAATGGACCACTGACATTTGGAATAGATTTTGGGTGTGATACACCCCACATTATTCAGCTTTGTGGTCAAGATCACAAAATTCCAGGGAAATTTAATTTGATCTCGTAAACAAAATATGATACCCTCTGCTTTTGCGGGCAAGCAAAAACCCCCAGCTTGCGCTGAGGGTTAAGAAAGTAAAGGCCGCTAGGATCTACCAACGAAAGTAAAAAGCCCTGCATTGCTTAGCGACTTGGGGGATCCCCTGGTAGCCGCACCTGTACTTATGAAGAAGGTCCCTGGACCTACTCCAATTATACCACAACTAGTTGACTGTATTTACTGCAGAATTTATCTAAAGATAAACTGAATACTTCTGTGGTTAGGTCCTCTTCCATTAATGTAAACGTTTGCTGGGCCCAATCAATTACAGGAATCTTGTGCTCATTGTCTAGAATTCTATTAACACTTAAGCCCCAGCCTGTTTCAGACTTCCAGTCTTCGCCTATCATTTGTGACACACAAATACGTGTTGCATATGATTCATCCGTCCACCTTGGACGTGCAGCCTCAACCGCATTCGCTAAGCGCTCCAACATACCGTGGCCCGCCCAGTGTCCGTATAGAAAGATAGTAGTGTCATTAGATTGCTTGAATCCAAAGTTTGCTCTGTCGCCCATTTTTATTCCGCCGTTTCTAGTATAGGTGCTGCTTCTTCGATTTTGTTTAATTCTATCACTTCGTATGAGACCTTGTCAAGGGCCTCTTTGTTCTTATTAAAATGGTGCCCGCAAAATGCTAGCTCACCATCCATAAGTTTAATTAGATACATCGCCTGTGCTGAGCTGCATTGGTCGCAGCCAATCCAACGATTTAGATCTTCCATTATAGTTTCCCGCCTTCTATCATTTCACAAAGACGGTCAAGAATCCAAGTATCGATATCGTTAATATCAATCTCTGATAGTCTTTCCATCATCTCTTCACGAGCAAACTTATACCCGTCATCAAAACCATCTTTGTAATCTGACATTACTTCTCCTTATATCCTGTCGCTTCTCTATCTGACCAGTATGATTCTTTTAAATTATACTTGTCACGAATGCGACTTACTTTCTCTATACTACCAGTTCCAACATTGAATGTCAACGGTGGCATAAACTCAGGGTCGAGTCCAGTGATTTGTGCATCCCAATAAGCCATCTCAAGAGATAGCCTATCGGGAGCAGTCAACTCAAAATACATTATGCTTCTCTTACGTGGCAAACTTCGGTGTCATCGATTGTGATGTTACCGTTATTTGAATCGGCGTAAAGAGCATCTGTGACTTCTGAATCAAGGTCCAATTCATAATCTGAATCTAATACATTGTATGAATATGTTCCGCTAACTTCAAGAGTCGCAGTAAATAGAACTTCTCTGATTAGTTCAATGCCAAGCGCTTCAGCAATTGAACGGAGTGTATCTTGGTCATCTGAATCGGCATATGCCTCAGTGATAATATCCTTGACTGTATTAATCTTGTCTTGGTAGACACCATTCTGCTTCTGTGCCTGACGTGCATTGTGTAGGTCCCATTCAATTGATGTGACTTTGTCAGTTGCATATTCTGCATCTGAATAACCACGGATTACTTTGTATGTAACCAATAAATTAGGATTGTATGTATCAGGAATTGTTACTGCTGATGTTTCTGTTGTTTCCATTGGTTCCTCTTTCGTTAGGGGTGTATCTGTATACGGTATTGTAGCATCTTCCACTGACACCAAGGTGCATCTAGAGTTGCAAGGGCATGTGAGTTGCATCACACCGTTTGGCCATCCAAATCCATCTTTAATTGTATATTCAATTAGAGCATCACAGTCTCCCGTGCACACCCAGGTATACTTATTATAAGTTGTCATGCGAGTATTATAGCGGACCCCACTGACATTTACTAGCTTTTCCAGGGAATTTTTTACGATCCCCGTATGATTAAAATCACACCCGCAATACTGCGGGCATTGTCGACAAATCTATTTAGCGACCCCTACGGGACTTGAACCCGTGACCTCTACCGTGACAGGGTAGCGCTCTAACCAACTGAGCTAAGAGATCTTGCAGGCAGTTTTAAATCTTGCCTAGGATTTTTTTTATTTAGAAAGTTGCAACCATTCGATACAACTTATTTTTTTCAGCAGTTAGAATTGGGTCAAAGCCTGATGCACCAGCCATTAGTGTTTCAGAATTGCCACGACCTGAACGATAGTAATCAAGGCGCTCAGTTAGTGCATTGAACGCACCCCACTTAGTTCCCTTGATTGTAGCGTTAGTTGGTGAGTTATGATAAAGGTCATCGATTAGGACAACTTTATTTTCCCACTTAGTAAGAGCAACCTTCGCTGCATCTTTATCTGGCTTAGGATAGATTGTCTGAATCAACTTAGAGAATTCAGCATCAGTGATTGCTTGTGAGTAAAGCGCTTTTGCTTGAACTTCGAATTCATCAAAGTATCCAAGAGCAAGCCCAAGAGTTTCACGAGCAACTTGAATGCGACCTTCAACAGATTGCGTGTGGCGAATCTTGAAAGATTGCTTAGCATTCTTCATTGCAAGGTTTAGCGTGTTTTGGCACACAACACGAACAGGTGTAACGGCTGCTTGAACAGCAACAGAGCCATCGTGTGATGTCCATACGATTAGATATAATTTAGTTTGGTCATTAGCGCCTTGTGGGTCTAATACCATTGTGCGGGGAATATCGACAGTGCCGAAAACTACTTTACCCTTTTTTAGTGAGCCAGCAGATTCCCAACGGCAATCAGCATTGGCATCGTGAATTGCATCAGCAAATGCGAATAGTTCTTCATTCTGCACAGGCTTGTAACGCTTACCAACAGTTGCGAGAACATCGATTCCCTTATTGAATGGGTTGTCACGAATGACAAGAGATGCCTGAGATACATCATTCCAAGATTCTGAAATGTGGTCAGTTAGTGGAGACAAGCGAACATTCCAGTTGGAAAGTTTTGCTTCGTCAAGCATTGTTTGAGTTGTGACTTCCTCATCTTTTGTAAAGATGCGGTTTGCAAGGTTGTGCCAAGCAGGAGCGCCACGGAGAGCGAAAGCAACTTCGCCATTTTCGACTTCGAGATTATGAGCCATTTTTTACCTTTCGTTTGTTTGTTAGATTCATTATAACAGGTGGGTCTGACATTATCAATGGTTAGATACAATATGTCCGAATTGGGCGGTGTGATCATTCTCACAAATTTTCAGGGTTTTTCCACAGGTAGCCGTAAGGCTGTGGATAACCCCGCACCCTTGCGGGCATTGTCGACAAATAGATAGGGCGGGATTTCGGATTGATCCCGCCCCAACTTTTAATTTGCTTGAAACTTTTTAGTTATACTTTCATCAAGAAACATTGCTGTAACCTTTTTCTTTTTTACATTGTCATACACGTAAGCATTTACTCTTCCGTGAAACTTTCGCAAATTAGAAAAAACTAATTCAGTTAGATAATCTCTATCTACACCTTGCTCTGAATAAATAGTTACATCATTCATCTTGTTTGCGTCATAGATTTCTACACGATAACGATTTTTCATTTTGGTCTTTCTTTAGTAGGGATAAGAAGTATAACATTGGGGGCTAGCTTTTGTCTAGCCCCCATAAGATTATGCGCCGATTTTTACCATTGCCCAGCGAAGACCATTTTCTGTATTCAATCCAAGTTTAGTTAGAGTTGGACGGATAGAAATGATTTCCTCGATAGTGCCAGTAATTCCTGATTTGCCAGTTGTGAATACATCTCCCTTGCGGTAGAAGCGACCCTTAGCGGTATCTAGAATTGGTGACATTTTATTTCCTTTCGGTAGTTGGTTGGTGAGCAGTTTAGCAACTTACTCAGGTTGTTTGGGTTTAGGTGTCTAGACTTTGTGTGCTAACCCCCCAAAACCTATTTAGAGATACTTAGCAATCTGCTTCATTGTGGAAGCATTTACTGTTTCCTCATCTGTCATCTTGAGAATTGTGAGAGCATTTGTAATGTCCTCTTTCATCTCACGATACTGGTGCTGATGGATAACCTCAAAATCCTTTTCAGGTTCAGCAGGAAAACTTCCATCTTTTGTGATGATGTCAAAATCAACATTGAGAGTGTTGTTCCATTGACGATAGTTTGTGCGAAGGTTCTCAGCCTTTGAGAAGTTAGCAATAGCCCACTTGCCGATTTCCTTGCGCCACGCTTCTTGCGCTTTGCCGAACTTTGCTTCCTTTGCGGTCTGTGTGTTGTAATCGTTTTCTAGCGTTGCTAGACGAGCCTCTAGTGCCTTGATTACTTTGCTTGTTGCTACCTTTACTGTGATTTGTCTGCTCATTGTATTTCCTTTCGTTGGTTGGTTGATTAGTATAGCAGGGGGGTCTGACATTTCCACCCGAAGGTGGAGAGTTCTTACTTACGACATTGGGCGAGAACACTCTCTAAACTGCCCCTGTTTCGCTAGGTGATTAGGCTAGGTTATCGGCTAGAACTGTTGTCCAGCGTTCTCCGTTGTCTGTTTCCAGACGAACTCTCACCGAGCCAGATGAGTTAGGAATAATCTCTTTGATTACGCCTGTTTCTTTAGACTTCAGGGTAGTGAATAAATCACCGACCTGATAGACTTTGTTATCTATTGTCATTTTGCTTCCTTTCTTGTTAGGGTCTTATTATAGCAAAGGGGTCTGACATTTTCTACCCCAATCTCATTATGCGAGATACCAAGCGTGTGAGATAACTCACACGCCTAGTTTTGATCTCAGTATTCGCTCTCAGGTAGCCAAGCGTCTAGGTGGTGTTGTTCGATAATAGCGGAGGCGGGTGCAAACTTTTCTCCACGATACGATACGCCTTCAGGCATTTCGATTAGTTTATTATAGTCCTCATCATAGTAAGCATCTATTGCATCTATGCAAGGTTGCACCATAGATAACGGAACGGGTGGGTAATGATTACCTTGTAAGTGAATAGCAATACCTTGTTCTAAATCTAAGTCTGCTAAATCTAACGCTGTGTTGTATCCCATTATTAGTTATCTCCCTTGATAGTTACTTCTGCCCAAGAATTATTTTCATTAGCAATTTGTAAGAATTTACTTTCGCTAATAGCATTTACTGTTGCTTCCTTGCACATAGTAAGTAAATCTGTTTCGCTAAGAGCAATTAGTCGTGGCAATAAATTTGCAGGAATTTTATCCAAGTCAATAATAGCCTCGAATACTACTGTGTGTGGAACTTTGATTAGATTAGACATTTGTTACCTTTCGTTGTTGGAATAAGAGTATTTTACCATTAGCCACTGACATTACCTAATCCATCCTCGGCGTGTCGCAGCTTTTGTGATAATACTCACATTTTCGGGGGGTTGTGGATAACTGCCGTAAACCTGTGGATAAGCCGCCACCTTTGCGGGCCAGCTTGATCTTGTCAAGCCGACACGCCGCTACATGCTTTTAAATATCATCCAAATTATTATAGGGACGGGCAAAAAAAGTACAGCCATTAATCCGCCACCTATCATGGCACCTAATAGATCTGCCATTATTTTTTACTCGCAGAAAATCTAATATCTGCTTTACCGTAGACACACAATCCACAAGACACACAAGCGGACCCTGCATTGCTAATAAGTGGAATTGATTTCATATTCTCTGGACACTTAGCGCCAGGCTTACCAGTCAATTCTTTCATTGTGCTTTCGGTGACGGCGAATGTCTTCCCTAAGTATGCAAGGCGAATTCCCTCATTTACTTTTAGTTCGTGGCCAATTTCTTTATTCTCATCGTCGGTGGAATAGTAAAGAGATAAATTAGATACATCCTTTAGAATAAGCGCTGCAGACTTTACACGTGTATAAACCCAGAATTGAACATCGGTGTGCTCATTGATTACATTCTTCCAGGCATAAGTATAGAAATCATTGAAGAAGTCTCCGTCCCAGTGGATACGGAATAGCATAGGGGCGTCTTTCTTTACACAATCAGCCTTGAAATCAATAATCATTTCATTTAGCAATTGATACATTGTTTCCATATCGGCATTGCGTAGCAATTCCCAATTGTGTAGCAGATTAGTTTTTACTCCCTTGAAGAGTTTTTCCAATTTTCCTGCGTAGCAAACACTCTCACAAATACTAGTGGCACCAGGGCATGAATAATCTTTTCCTGCAGGGAGCCCGAACGTGTTCGCAATTGCGGCTTGCTTTCCATTTTTTGTGACAAGGTTAGCCACCTTTCTATCATTAGATCGTTTCAATTTCATTAGTTGGCCTTTCGTTGGTAAGGTTGTAAGTATAGCAGAATGGACCGACATATTCCAATCCTGCCGCAAATTTCCAGGGTGATTTTGATCACAGTCTTAACGACACGCCCGACCCCGCAGCTTTGCGGGCGCTTTGTCGACAAATTAATTTTATTGATCGAATTTATTTTTATGTTTTATTTTGCGTGTGTATTTTTTTTTATTGCGAACAGGTTGCGCCGCATTACTGCGACGCAATTCCTGAATGCGTTTTACTTTATCTTGAAGTGAAGTTAGGAACATTATATCCACTCGCTTCGTGAAATCGTTTTACATCAAATCTTTCATTATCAATCGCAAACATTTCAGCGAAATCATTTACAATTTTAGAAAAAACAGCGGGGTGAATTTTATTGCTTGCATACTTTAGAATTTCTGCGGTTGCAACATAATCTTTACGGGTCATCATTTTACTGCCACCATTCCACTACGATAGAAAACTTTTGTATAGCATTTGCCAGTCGGCGTGTATAGATTTACAGTTGAGTATTCGTTAGCCATTCCCCAGTCGGTGAATAAGAAAAAGTTTTCCCACGCACCATATTCGTTTTCGTATTCGGCAGACCAGTGGGGAGCGTTGCTATCATAGGCGCAAGTTATTTTATACATTAGTTTCCCTTTCGTTAGTTATACATTTACATTGTGTTATTAGTATTGTATCAGTTTCCACTGACACAACGGCGAGAGTATCGCAATTATCGCAAATCCACATTCCAGCAATTTCGCTCATTTATTTATTCTCCTGAAAAAAACTGAGCGGATTACATTGGCAAGCCTCTACATCATAAGTATTTTCATCTCCGTAGTATAGCCAGCCATTTCCGTAGCAGGTATCACACTCTAAAATCTGAGTGTATAATTCTTTCATTCTACCCATTTAGGTTTTCCCTTTCGTTTGTTGATTTTGTAATTGTAGCAGATAGCACTGACAAGGCTTCTGCCTTGCTTGCTTGACGTGTTTCTAACACGTGTTTTTTGAATTCGTCTAAGTTCATTCGAACGCACCTTCCTCTAGTAATCCTAATTCGATGTTGAATAATTCATCGGGCGTTGCTTCGGATAAATCTACCCAGCCAGCACCCTCGTTGTCCATTCGGAAAATTTCGATGTATCCCATTATTATTCACCAACCTTTACTGCGATTGTTGCGAATTTATTTCGCAGACCGCCCGCATTTATTTCGATTAGATACGCTTCAGTTTTTTCACCATACCAAATTTCTGGGCGATGTTCGGCAGATACAATTTCGCCAGAAAAGTGGCGATTGCGTGAGCGATAGTTTTTTCCTACAAGTAGGCTTTCGATTGTGTATAGTTTGGTAGCCATTGGCAGACCTTCTTTCGTTGTTGTTATAGTAGACATTATACACGAACGCACTGACATTTTCACATTACTAGCCAGTAAATCCAAATAGTGAGACGCTCAAGCCGTGTGATAAGCATCACACCAAAATGTCCGTTTTGTCTGTCAAATCGACACGCCGTAAATTTCAGGGTTTTTTATAACGACTTCATAACGACACGCCCGACGCCGCACCCTTGTGGGCGCATCAGCTTTTGTCAAGCCGACACGCCGTTTATTTATTGTGAGTTATGTCTCATCTTCTAATTCCGCTAAATAATCTTCGTGTTCTACTAAACCAATCGCAAACGCAACGGGATCGCAACACTCTAGAATTTCGGCGGGTGTAAAAGTTGAGTAACCGATTTTTACAGTTGGATAAATGTCATTTAGTAAATCTATAAAACTTTCTTTGATTTCTAAATCTTTTTCTAATTGTGATTTACTCATTTAGTCCCCCATTTTTTATATCTTTGATTACGGCGATTAGTAGCGGGATAGTTACGCCCGCTAGTAGTAATTGGACGGCGGTAGTTAGTAAGCGATTAGTAGTCATTTAGTAGTTCCACCCTACTAATCCGTTTCGCTTTAGATAAATCTTATAAATCTTATAGGCGGTTATTAGTAGGGCGCTAGTAATTAGTAATTGCCAAGATAGTGCTACATAAGCCCATTCTGTATCTAGCATAAATCCATAGGTGTCAATCTCAATAGTCATTAGTCATTCCAATCTAGTGTTAGTGATTTAGATAGTTCATCTTCATCATAATTATCAGAGCCTAACTCTACTAAGCCCTCTTCTAATGCCTTGTTATACATTTCTTCTTCATCTAGATAGACATAGGCGTCTGCTACATCTGCTTGGATAGTATCCCATTTGGTCATCATTACTTTACCTCTACTTCTCTAATGTTATAGGTGAAACCCTTACCGAGTTTATTTAGTTCAGCGATTACCGCTAAGATTTCTTCGGGCTTATTAGCCTTTTGATTTACGGCTAGTAGTTGGCTACCTTGCCATAGTGTGTATGTTATAGTCATTATCTGTTCTTCTTTCGTTAGTAGTTATAGTAGGAATTGTAGCGCATAGCGCCGACATTGTATAGCGACACGCCGTTAGGCGTTAGTGTGATTATGGTCACACACGGACTCGATTTCGTGTCCGAACTCCTCTACGAGTTCCTCGTAGATTTCGTCCATATAATCAAGATAATCGTTCATTAGATTACTCCCAACTTCTAGTAGTAGCATAAACCTTGCGAGTGCTAGGCTTGTAATTTTCTAACTCTCTTAGATTAGTTTCTAAGATAGTGCCTCTTAGGGCTAGTAGGTCAAGATACTCATTAGCATCTTGTTCGGTATTCATTAGAACACCTAGACAAGTAGAGAACTCGGTGTCCGAGTATTGGACTTTGTAACTTAGTGAAAACATTTTGTTTTCCTTTCTTTATCAAGAACCTTTCTTGATTTTCTTTATACTATAAGCCTAGCAGGGGGGACTGACATTTAGGGGGGTTACTCGCTAGTATTCGCAAACTATTTTTGTGAGATACGCCACACTCACGCTCAAGATTATAGGGTTATGGGCGCACTATCGGACAAATCGGACATTAAAAATAGTGTGTATCATACATATTAAAAATATATTAACATTTTCTCTAATTTCAAAACGGGGGCGGGAAATAAATATTTCCTGGATCCTTGACTTACGAAAATCCCAAATGCTATACTGTAAACCTTGGACAGTTTCAGGAGATAATATCAAGGGGTTAAACTCCAAGTGCGATGATGACGGAAGTTGTAATTCTACAATTACTTTCAGATAATAGCAACAGCTCGAACCGATGAATGGCGGATTTATACTCTGATCATTTCGGGGTTCTCTTTTAGAAATCATAAAAGGGGTATAGGGGTTGTATGCTTAAATTCTGGAAGTTATCATTAAAAAGATAAAAACAAATATAGAAGCTATACTTCTAAAAAAATATTTTACTAACATTTAGTAGAATCTATAAAGTAGTCGACTAGGATTAATATGACATTCAATGTATATCAATACGATGTAAAGGTAAGAGTAGCAGTAATTGCGGGATCAGAAGAAGAAGCAACAGCAAAGTTAGATCAGGGACAAGTTCAACAGATCTCAATGGAGAGAGAACTTTTTAGCACAACTGAAGTAATTTAATAAACATCTTGTAATATAATAGGGGTATGTCTCCAGAGAAGATATCGATCAAGAAACAAAAAGAATTCCTGGCGCAGTATTTAAAAGATCTTAAAGAAAAGAATCCTTGTATGGATTGTAAGATTTCATATCCCTATTATATGATGGACTTTGATCATGTCCGTGGGCGGAAGCATTCAAATGTGGCGGAACTAATCAATACGTTATCTAAGAAGCGTCTGGATGAAGAAATAGCCAAATGCGAAATAGTTTGCTCAAATTGTCATAGGGTAAGAACTCATATGAGAAAGCACGGAAAGAAGGCATCATGAACTTTTGTACATATTGCGACAAGCTCTCATATACATCTAAGTTAACTCTAGAAGGTAAGATGGTCTATTACTGTTCAGATCATGCATTGAATATTACAGTTGACTAGGATAATTACATGTATAATTTTGATGTGTACGAACTCCCAGGACCTACTGCTATATTAGAACCGTTGTCTGTAAAAAGACAATGGGCTACAGATCTTCCTTATCCTCATGCATACAAATGTTTTCCTATGACCCTTGCAAATCAAATGGGGTACGGAATATCTTTTCCAGACGATATTATTTTTGAGTGGGACGGAAATATGAATGTCTTGCCATCTAGTGTAAAAGTAACTTCTGGGCATAAATGGGTTAATATGGATAGAGGTTGGGGAACCGTTAGCTTTAACACAGGAATAGTATTTAAAACTGATGAAGATGTAAGTATGCTTTCATATCCAGTGCCTAATCTATTTATAGAAGGATTCCAAATTTTCACAACACTCATTTCAACTTCATTTTTTGAAAGTCCTTGGCAAGTTGCAGGACAGGTTACAAGATCAAATTATAAAATAATTTTGCCAGCAAGAACTCCAGTATCTGCTGTGATGCCAATATCACTTGGTCAGTTAAATGAATCGGTGGCAACCAAAAAACCTTTTGAAGAATTAGAGTATAATAAGAATACAGGACACGAATATCATAAGCATAATGCTATGATGCAAAAGTTAGGGAAGACTACTGGTAATTACAGAGATGGTGTAAACCATAAGGGTGTAGTTTACGGTAAACATGAAGTTAAATCTATTAAGTTGAGGTATGATAATGGTAACTTACCACTGGATGAATAGGGCTGATGCAGCCCTAAGTATAATTACAATGAAAAGAATGTTTGCTCATAAAGAAAAGTTTGGGTATGATTCAATTCTTTTAACATCTAAAGGTAGCAACTCGGACAACTGGATAAAATCTGCTCACATTGTAGATCCTAGTAAAAAAATTAAATTTATGATAGCAGTTAGACCATATCAGCAAACTGCTCAGATTGTAAATCAAATGGCAGCTGCATTTGCTGAAATTGCTCCACACAGATTGATGCTTAATGTTGTTTCTGGGGAAATGGGTGGAAATGAAATTGGTCTTATTCCAGAAGGAAGTTATGAAGTAAATACTGACATAACTACTCCACTAGGAAGACTTGAATTTGTTCCTGAATGGATGGAAAGACTTTCTAAGACCTATGTAATGGGAAGAAAGCCAATTATCCTACTAGGTACTAGAAATAAAGAGGTTATCCTAAAAGCTGCTAAGTATGCAGATATTGGATTAGTAATGCTAGATGATTTCTTGGCAGATCCTGATCTATTTTTGTCAAATTATAAGAGGGTAATGGTTAGTGCTCAGATTGTCATAAGGAATACATATGAAGAAGCTCACTATGAGTTAGAAAATAGTTTTTCTACACATATAAGAATCAAGAGATGGGCTATCTATGGCGGCAGAGAAGATATAAAGAAAAAGTTATTAGAATTAGAAGCAATGGGTGTAACTGATATTTTACTTAGTAATGGGACAGATGTAGTTAGTCAATCAGATGGGCCTGTAGATGAATTAGTCTGGGAGATTATACAGGAAAGAAATAAAGCAGTTGACTAGGATTATGGTATAATAATAATATGCACGATCACGAGAATATAGTATTAGCCACAGGTTCAGGAATAACTGAAATGCAACTAATGTGGATTCTTATGGGTTTAATGGCTATTCATCACATATGGATGTGGTGGAAAATGAAAAAGAAAGACTGTAACTGTAAATGAGTTGGTTACAAGCAACAGTTATATTTGGACCTATATTGATTCTATTAATAGCATTCTGGAAGGATATCAAATGAAGAAGATCTATGCTTTAATTGCTCTAACTGCGACAGCAGTCTTTTCAGGTCTTGCTATGTCTAAATTTTTAAATTGGGCGGGACAGCAAGAAATCTTTGATTTTGACCTAAATGAAGATATAGATCATGAAGAGATATAGATTACTTATATTAATTCCATTGGTCCTAATAACTACCTATGTACTGGGTATTGTAATACAGATTAAATAGCTCATCTTTTATCTCCCGCCCTTTCTGGGGTCTTTGTATCGGAGATACCAAATATGACCCGTTAAGGGCTTAGAGGCCCCGTAGAGGCCTTATATGGCATATTTTTAGAATGATCACATATGGGAAAGATGGGCTTCTATTTTCGGCGCACTTTTTTTCGCACTAATTGCACTATATGTCCTAATTGTCTATATAAGAAAAAAACCCAATCAGAGGCGGATCCGATTGGGCTTTTCTAGTGTATTACTACACGTTATATAGGGAGACATTGCTGCCGTCACCTACACATCTTAATTGTAATATGGAATATTTTATATGTCAAGCATTTTAGTTGACAGGATTTTCAGACGGAGTAAATGATGGCTCAGGTCCAAGTAGATATCCTTGCTCATGATAGTCAATCATCTTAGCCGTCTTTTCAGGATCTACTCCATTTGCCATAATTGTTAGCATATCGTAAATACGGTGAAGCATTATATAATTCACCATAGGTAGGTTGTCTTCTAGATTTCTAGATGGTTCTTTTTCTTCCATTATGGTCTCCCCATATCGTTCCAAAATATTTCTCTTCCCATAGAGTCTTTCTCTAATAGGGCACTTGATTCAAATTCATATGAAGAAAAGGTCTCTTCTTCCGCCGACGCACTTTTTGTTTCAATTTGTAGTCCTTGACCACAATTGCAATTACTACATCCATGTTCAGACATTGTTGACTTCTTTCACTAATTTCTCGTATACCTCTAAACCCATGTAGTTCTTGTAATCACAGGCCAGGCAGTATAAATAGATGTTATCCTCTAAATCCAAATTACATTGAAGAGAGCCCTGATCCAGGGGGCATAAAAGCTCTGGAACAAGGCTCTCTTTTGATAAAGAGATATATTTCGATACATATTGTATCTTCATTTATCCTACTTCTTTTCAGTTGTTGGGAATCGCAATAGCCATTCCTGTGCTTTAGGGGTCATACCCTTCCAGCTGGACCAATCCTGACCGCCATTGGTCATATAGTACGTTATCTCTGCGTTTGTTACTGGGTCGAATAACTCTTTGTTACTCTTTAGGTCGAACTTCTCAAGTCTTTCAGGACCAAGATTTCCGATCATGTTTATCTGGAATATTCCGTAAGAACTATCTCCAGTTGTCTTATCCCCGTTATATGCAAGCGGTCTTCCGTTAGATTCACGCTTTGCTATGGACCAAGCTTTTTTAAGGCCTACTCCTTCGAATCCTACAGTCTTAAGTAGCAATAGCAACTCTTCGTCTGTAAGCATCTCAGATGGCTTGTAAATTTCTTTACTGAACTTATCTAAGACTTCTTGCTTTAGTTGGGCTTCAGTTTTCACTAAAGGTTTTACTACTAAGGCTTGTGCGGGCTGGACTGGAAACATAAATAATGTTATCATTACTATTGTAACCAGATTATGAGCCAAATCACTAACCTGTTGTTTTATTTTCTCCATTGGCATTTCCTCCTCTAGAGATAACGAACTACAATCATAACATTGATAGGATAAGCCTGTCAAGCCAGTCAACTAGAAAGAAAACATGAATATATCTTATTATACTATTCAAGCGGGGCTAAACCCTGCGGTTGGCTTTGGATATGCGGGAAAAAATATTGTTAAATCATTAAATAATCTAGGGCATGTTGTATCTTTTGCTAATCCTAAATCTACTATTCAATTAAACTTTACTCAGCCACACCATTTTAAATTACATAGAAAACAATATCAAATAGGATACACTCCATGGGAATCAACATCCATGCGCCCCGACTGGGTTGAAAGATTTAATGCATGTGATGAAGTTTGGGCGACATCTAATTGGTGTGCACAAGTATTTAAAGACAATGGTATTACAAAGCCAATATATGTTTACCCACACGGTATAGAAAGTATTTGGAAACCAAAACGCAGAGCTATTCGAGAAGGACAACCACTTAAATTTTTACACATAGGGGAACCATCTCCTAGAAAAGATGGACAGTTAGTAGTAGATACCTTTATTAAACTATTTGGCGGAAACCCAGATTACCATTTAACAATTAAAGCGCACATATCTAATACTACTAGAGTGTATGATAAATATAATCAGTTTATGAGTCCAGAGATGGCATACAGCAACATATCTTTAATTACAGATGAATACAGTGAAGAAGATCTTGTTTCTTTGTATCACAGCCACCATGTTTTGCTGTATCCTACTTGGGGCGAAGGGTTTGGCTTTATACCGCTTCAAGGTTTAGCAACAGGTATGCCAGTTATATCAACATATGATTGGTCTCACTATGTGGACTACATGGGACCACTCAAATTAAAATCTAAACTTACAGATGAGACTTTACCCAAATCAGTTGGAGATGAATATATTGGAAAGATGTTTAAACCAGATGCAAAACATCTAGAAGAGTTAATGCGTGATGTATCTATTGATTATAAAGGTTACTCTGGATATTATTTTGCTCAAGCAGATAAAATACATGAAGATTATAATTGGGATCAGTTGACTAAGAAAGCTTTTGAGCATTTAGTAGAAAAGTTTTCTTAGGACTTCCCCTTTTAAGCGTTCTTTGGTAGAATAGGATCTTCACACTAAATTTAAATTAACCGCCAGGCGGAGAAAAAGGTATTATAAAATGTCTAAGACTATTGCAAACCCATACGAAAATTTCATTGCGTTATCAAGATATGCAAGATGGATATCAGAAGATAATCGTCGTGAGACTTGGGGCGAAACAGTAGATAGATATTTTAACTTCATGCTTGGCCATCTAGAAAAGAACCATAATTATATTCCAAATGAGAAGCTTGTTGCGGAATTAAAAGAGTTCGTCTTTGAACGAAATGTTATGCCATCAATGCGTTCTGTTATGACTTCAGGAGCAGCATTGGAAAGAGATAATGTAGCTGGATATAACTGTGCTTTCTTACCAGTTGATTCACCACGTTCATTTGATGAGACTATGTATATCCTTATGTGCGGTACAGGTGTAGGATTCTCTGTTGAGTATAAGTACATCAATAAGCTTCCTGCCGTCCCAGAAACTTTAGAGAAGTCAACTACAGTTATTACAGTAGAAGACTCAAAGCAGGGCTGGGCTAAAGCATACCGTGAGTTGCTAGCACTACTTTGGTCTGGACAGATTCCAGCAATTGATGTTTCTAAGGTAAGACCAGCAGGAGCAAGACTTAAGACAATGGGTGGAAGATCTTCAGGCCCACAGCCACTTATTAACTTGTTTGATT